TCTCAGAGTTCGTCAACGCAAGATCGCCGATGAGGAAGTCCTGAAACACTGTGTAGGGCGGCGGACGACCGCCAGTAGCCGAGTAGAACAACTGCCCGTCCAAATACACTGATACGGTAGGGTTGATCAGCGATAGGATGATTCTAATGTCCGCATCCGCACTGTTGGCAACGCTATCAAATCTAAAGGGGCATCTGATGCCTCCAGGGTTATCCGTTGCAAACAGAAAGATGGTTTCCGTATCAGCTTCATTGAAACCGACCGCACTTTGTGGGGCGACCCCTACTGCCCCATCGCTCACTGATGGTACTGTTTGATTGTCGCTGTCATGACAACCCGCAAGCAGCACTGCAAACACCAACATGGTTTTCATAATTGTTCTCCTTTTATTGCGCGGGTGGAGTTGCTTGGATAATCACCTTTAGTCATAATTCCCCTTGTGCAATATTCATTACCATGCGTCTCCCTTGAGGGGGTAACGTTTTCCATCGAGAGTGATATGTTCGCAGCAAATTCTGGTGTCGCAAAGTATCGGATACCGCATCCTCTGGTACTTCGGCCACCCGGCCTTCTTGAATATCTCGCGATCCTTGAGCTTCGTGCAGAACTCAAGGTCGGACGTGCCGACCTCCTTCCGATTCCCCTTCTCCGGGTCGTACCACATCTTCTCCGGGAATTCGAACACGCGCCGCGTCTTGAATCCCTGCGCGTCATACTCCTGACACTCCTTCCAGAGCACGTCCAAGATCGTCCTGTGTATGAGTAAACATCCCGTCGGGGCCCCATCTACCCATACCTTATCCCCGATTTTCCACTTCCAGTAGTACGAGTTTCCCCGACCCCGGTAGACAAGCGGTTCTGGAGGCGAGGTCTTCGTGAAGTAGAGGCCGGACACGACCGGGATTTTTTCCTTCCGCATATACTCGTTGTAGAGCAAAAACCCATTCGGCGGCAGCATCACGTCATCCTCAAGCATGAGAAGCCACTTCGCCCCGCTCTCCAGAAAATGCTTGACGATGATGTTCTGCGCGTTCGCGATTTCGTAGCCGATAGGCGCAAAGGAATTCATCCAATGTATGTAATCCGAAGCGGCCCAGTTGCACGGGATAATTTGTCCGAATCTTGACAATGCCCACTCAGCGCGAACCACTCCGCGCATCGCAGTGCCGATGAAGACGCGGCGCTGTCCGTTCGCGCCCCCACTGCTGACTATCGGGCTTGTGTAATCGAGCTTCTTTTTCTTGACTGCCGTAATGCTCATTGTTTGACTTTCCCGTTCATCAATATCTTCGTCAATATAACTTCCATGTTCCCAATCGTGAGCCAGTTGTTGCGGTCGAGCCTCCACGGCTTCGGCTCGTAGATCGCGTAGAGCGGCTTGGACGGATCCCAGTATGTGAATGTCGCTTCGTTGGGGCACGGATAATGCGTCGGGTCCTGGTTCGCGCCGAAGGATGTCGCGTACGGGCAGCTAATAAGAAGCTGACCCCCGACCTGCATGATGCGCCAGAGCTCGTCCATCACCTCGATCTTAATGTCCGGCGGGATGTGCTCCCACAAATGGCTCATCAGGATCGTGTGGCAGGCCCCGTCGGGGATCGGGTACGGAATCTTCCGCACGTCGTGGACGATGTCCACCGTGGGAAGTCTGCGCTTGTCCATCCCGATATACCCGCCTTGTTTGTTCGAGCCGCACCCCAGATCGAGCTTTATGCCGCGCTTTTTCTCGAAGAGCTTCGCGTATTTCATGCGACTATGACTTTGATATCTAAAAAGAGATTCAGCACATCACCGAGGACAGCATATCCAACACCGGACGAATCGCCAACAGTATTGGAATGATCGCCGAAAATCTAATTTCATAGGTCACGTTGACGTCCTGGTTAGTATTGAGCAGCGAGCTCGTGTACGTGTTCCCGGCGAAGATCGTCCCGCCGCTTGAAGTGTTGAACAGCCCGACGTTCGAGATGTTGAATGTGGTCGAGACAAAGCTGTCCACACTCGCGAACGTGGCGGTGAACTGCTGCGTCTTGGACGCGACAACCGCCGCCGTCACGGTCTTCCTCTGCGTGCTGGACATGACCTCACCAGCGAGAGATGTGTCCGTGGCCGCCGGAGCGCCTCCGCTCCCGAGCGCGACATGGCTCACCGTCTTGGACGACGCCATCCCGCCGAGCGTCCTGACAAGAAACTGTTCGAAGCCGAGGTTCACGACCAGGTTCGGCCCAACGAAGCCCGAATCCCCGACGACCCGTCCGTCCTCGACGATCTGGACGCGCGAGAATCCCTTGATCGCCACCTTGTCGTGCGCGCGACGCTGCTTCTTCTTCATCTGATTTCTCCCATGTTTGTGTTGTGAGACATTTTTATTTTTTCACGATCTCGTACATTCGCCTGAACTCCTCGTCCGCCACGGCCGAGCGGAACCCGTGCTCGTCCTGGACGATCCAGTCATCCTCCTTCAGGTGAATCCAGCCCTTGATCGAGTCCAAGTAGAATTGACCTTCAAGGTATTCCTCCTCCATCGGGTTCTCCTCGACGCCCTCGATCTCCACGCCGGGTTTCCACTGCACGGCTACGAGAAACGGCATCTTCAGTCTTATGTGGAGCACAGCGCCCATTTCATTTCTTTGGAAGTCCGCCCACGATCTTCTGCCACAAGCTCGGCCCGTTTTTCTGCAGGTAATCGTCCGCGTCGATCGCATAGTCGAAGTCTTGAGTGACGGAGAACCTGAGACTCATCTGAATGAGCGCGTCCCGCATATAGTAGCGCGCTCTCGTCCCGCGCTTTGCGATTGCCGCTTGAATCGCATAGGCTATCCTTGAAAGCTGACTCGCCTCTTTCGATCTCGATATCAATCGCCTCGTCTTTTGCCTGCGGCTTTGCACATCTGAAAATACGGCAGTCGTGAACGAGGATTTCTTGAACTCGACCCATTGCTTGATCGGATCGATCGGGGGCCAGTGGGCCCGCGTTCCGTGCTCAGAATACTTGCTATAATCTTCTTTCCCGCCCGACATCGCGCTCCCAACCCTTAAACTCACGCCCTCCGGGGTTTCACTGATCGTTGATTCGATGCTTCCGAAGAGTGTGCCCGATGCTATCGCGCCCTTGTCCCTGATCTGGATCTGGATTCTCCCCTGCATCTGCAAGCCCAAAGCAAGAAGCTCGTTCTTTACGCCCTGGCGTATCGCAGCTTGAAGAGGCCGCGTGTTTATGGTGTTGGCTACTCCGGCCATGTTGTCCCATTCGGCAATAGAAAAACAATCGCGCAAATCTGTCCCCATACTTTTAATTCGTGCTCTGTCATCAAGCGCGCGTCGCATTGCCACACCACTGACTGCGTTGGATAATGTTCTCCGTGCACATGTTTCATCCCGCAAAGCCCCTTCTCGGATGAAATATGTACTCGCCGCGCCCACCGGAAAGCTCGGTGTCCAAGTCCACGTCCACGTAGGCGGCCACGCTTTGGGAGGAAGGCTCCTCCGAGCCGAACACCGAGAGCGAATAGCGCCGCATGTACTCGCGGGCGAGATCCGTGTACTTCCTCATCTTGTCGTGGTAGTTCACGCTGTCGGCCCCGATCGTCGCATCGGATGACGGCGCGTATGCTGCAGCCAAAGCAAAGCAGTTGTAGGCCGCTGCGAGTGAAGTTATGTTCTTGAAGTTCTCGGAGGTGTCGGGGAAGTTCTGCGACCCTACTTCCGGCAATGAAAGCTGAAGCAGTAATTCCGCAATGAAACTCTCAGTCGTGGCCGGAGTGATATCGATAAAACGCAATTTGATGTTCGTCCCATCCTGTTGAGTCCCGTCGTCAAACATTTCCCAGCTATCGTTTCTTAAGATCGTGCGGGGCTTGTTGTCCGTCGGGTGTTCTATCTCCCTGATCTGCGTGAACCCGTGAATCCACAGACTCCCGAAAACTGTCTGCACGGAGTAGTCAGTCGTGCCGTTCCCTACTACAGTCTTCTTCACGTACTGCCCGCGATCCTTCCCGTACTGCGTGACGGCGGCAGAGAGCATTTTCTTCACATCCGCGAGTGTGACTTTCGCAAGATCGTCCTGAATCAAGGCGTCTATCTCGTTCAGGTACGATTGATAATTGTGGGTTTCGCCTTGATCGAAAAGAATAAGTTCTGCTATCGTTCCGTTCGAAGAGGGAAGAGAAGCGTTCTGGGCGAGCGTGACTGATGTCGCGGACGGTGCAGAGTCCACTTGGCTGAGATGAATCCCCGTTCCTATGCGGAATCCTACAACCTTGCCCACGTCCGAGGCCGCGAAGCCTGTAGACATGGTCGCGCCTGTTATCGTACGAGTCGAAAAAACAAAACTCGCCGTTCCTGATGACATGTACTTGCTTGCCATCTTCTCAAAACCGATTTATGGGAGACGGGTTCTACTTCTTAACTTCTCTGCTTGGGGATGTCCGGCGAGAAAGGAGAGTGACGCGCCGGACAAAACCCCAATCAGAGAACCGTTTCTGGCCTTTCAACAAGCTCAAGGCC